CAATCATGTAACATTGGCGGGCGAAGTAAAAAACTTTAATGTAAGCAAAGAAGAAGTCAAAGACATTGTTCGCAATACTGTTAAAAAGATTGGCTATGAGCAAGAAGGGTTTCATTGGGATAAACTAAACATCTACAATGAGATTCACGCACAGAGTGCAGACATTGCACTGGGCACAGACGACTTCGGTGCTGGCGATCAAGGCATTATGTTTGGTTATGCTTGCAACGACAACGATGCATACATGCCTGCACCTATTTACTACAGCCACGAGATCCTAAAAGAACTTAAACAACAGCGTCAGCATGTGTTAGGTCCTGATGCTAAGTCACAGGTAAGTGTTGAGTACGAAGGTGGCAAAGTCAAGCGCATTGACCAAGTTGTTATTAGTACACAGCATGGTGAAGGACAAGTTGAACAGGCAAGAAACATTAGTAAACTTGCGGCAATGACCGTATTAGGAGATTTAGTAGATGAAAAAACTGTATGGCATCTCAATCCGACTGGCAATTTTGTTATTGGCGGTCCTGATGGTGACGCAGGCGTTACCGGTCGTAAAATTATTGTTGACACTTACGGTGGTTATGCTCCTCATGGAGGTGGTGCTTTCAGTGGCAAGGACCCAACTAAAGTGGATAGATCGGCTGCTTACATGGCACGATGGTTAGCCAAGAACGTAGTAGCAGATGACATGGCAGACTGGTGTCAAATACAGTTGAGTTATGCTATTGGTGTTAAAGAACCTACAAGTATCTACGTAGATTCAAACGGACACAATCGTTCAATTCAAAAGTTTATTGAAAACAATATTGATTTAACACCAAAAGGTATTATTGATAGATTTGACTTATTTGGATTTCACCAGTATAGTAATAATTGTACATACGGACACTTTGGCAACAAAGACGTACCGTGGGAAAGGATTGGATGGTAATGAAACAATGGCTTAAACGTATAACAGGCATTGAAGCAAAAGAGCGAGAACTTGCAGAAAAAGAGTTGCAAGTTCTTGAAAAAACTGATCCCAAAGAAGTTGCAACACGCCGTAAACAACCTTGGGTAAATGTGCTAGACATGCAAGTTAATAAAGATAACATTCAAAACGGTTTCTTTGAATTAGATTGGAATGATTATTTTATAGAAGAACTAATTGAAAACGGTTATGGTACCGAAGCGGACAAACAAGAAGAGATTGTCGACAGATGGTTTCGTGACATAGTTTTTAACATGTTACAAGAAGAAGGACTTGACACAGACAGAAATTCCGGTTATATTAATGTAGTACCAATTGATAAAGGCCGTAGTGAGGTATCATGACTTATATTTTAATTGACACTGCTAACACATTCTTCCGTGCTCGACATGTTGTACGTGGCGACATTGATACTAAGGTTGGCATGGCAATGCACATCACCCTTAACAGTATTAAAAAAGCGTGGCAGGACTTTAACGGTTCGCACGTTGTTTTTTGTTTAGAAGGACGCAGTTGGCGTAAAGACTATTATGAGCCATACAAGCGTAACCGCAAAGAACACCGTGACGCTATGAGTCCACGTGAGGCCGAAGAAGATAAAGTGTTTTGGGAAATCTTTGACGAATTCAAAGAGTTTGTTACAGACAAGACTAACTGTACTGTACTGCACAATCCTGTGCTAGAAGCAGACGATTTAATTGCAGGTTGGATACAAAATCATCCCAATGACGATCACGTTATTATTAGTACAGATGGCGACTTTGCACAATTAATTGCACCTAATGTACGACAGTATAACGGTGTAAGTAATACTACTATTACACACGAAGGTTACTTTGATGACAAAGGTGCTCCTGTTGTAGATAAGAAAACAAAGGAACCAAAGCCTGCGCCTAACCCTGCATACATGCTTTTTGAAAAGTGTATGCGTGGTGATACAAGTGATAATGTGTTTAGTGCTTATCCAGGTGTGCGCAAGAAAGGCACAAAAAACAAAGTAGGTTTGTTAGAAGCATTTGCTGACAAAGACAACAAAGGCTTCAATTGGAATAACATGATGCTACAACGGTGGGTAGACCACGAAGGTGTAGAACATCGGGTGTTGGATGACTACACTCGTAATGTTACATTGTGTGACTTGACTGCACAGCCAGAACACATTAAACAAGAAATAAATAACACTATCCAATCTACAGATAGTAAAGACATAAGCCAAGTCGGTATGCGATTGATGAAGTTCTGTGCCCGATGGGACTTACAGCGTATTGCAGACCAAGCGGCAAGTTTTGCAGAACCATTACAAGCGAGGTACAAAGCATGACAATTAAAGCAAAGCCAATTTTAGATAATAAATTTTGGATTGTTGAGGAAGAAGGTGAACGTGTAGGCACACTTTCAAAAGAGGATGATAACTGGGTTTTTTCAAGCAAGGGCAATGTTAGTTTTTTTCAAAATGAAACACAACTTAAAAAAACATTTGGCAAAGATTTTTTAGTTGCAAAAATTACTGCATCAAATGATACAGAACAAGTAGCAAACGAAGTACATGGATATCCAACTCGTAGCACACCTTACAACAGTATGTTTGATATTAATAGAAAACTACCACTGTTTACAAAAAGCGAAAAATCAAAAAGCGTGTATTGTGCAGGATATTATTTGGTAAAATTTAATGTAAATTGGCTTAAAAGTTTTTGTCCAAAACTAATTACTATTGAAAGAAACCAATACATGGGTCCTTATAAAACTGAATTAGAAATGAAACTAGCATTAAGCAATGTCAATAGAACCAATTAACACAGCACCTATACAGCAGTTTATCAAACAAGTTCAAGGTGCTGAAAACAGTAGACAAAAAGATATCAGATTAGATATCACCGCAGCAAAAAATCTAGCCTTTACTCTTGGTGTAGTAATGGCTAGACTCAACGGTGACTTAGAAAAGTTAGTCAAAGAAAGCAAAAGTTCAGACGACGAAATTATTCAAGTTCAAATAGGATCTAGTGGTAATTGGCAGTAATGTGCGTATAAAAAGGCTAAATATATACGCACATATTGGAGATAACCATGAGCAGACCAAAGCCCAAGATATTATGTGAGTTTGTAGACCGCAAAACATTCAAAAGCGAACAAGTGTTAGATGCGGAAGCAATCTGGGCAGTTTTTTACAAAGGTAAACCTTTTAATCTAAAAAGCCAAAATAATATCACTAATTATCCAGGACCTAAATACAAGAAAACAAGTTTTAGTAATCCCGGTCATGCATACAATCTCGCAAAAAAGTTAAATCAAATGTTCAAGTCAACAGACTTTGAAGTGTACAAGTTAACTGAAGGCGAACGTGTGTCTGATGAGTAATAAAGTATTATACACAAAAATATTTTTGAAACAATTAGGACAGGCACTGTCAGAACAAAACGTTCAGGCAATGCTGCCTATTTGGTGGTATAATACAAGAAACAAAGAAGTCGGTGGTTTACGATTGACTGACGTAGGATTTGAAGCAGTGCAGAGAGCCGAAATAGCAACGTACGACATACCATATCCATTGGATATGCCAATGACTACACAGGTAATCATTTTCCTAGACCAATTTATCGATTGTCCGTATTATCTTACTAATCGTAGCATAACTGTAACAAACGAAAAAAAGGCAGTAGAACTTACACTGTTTAGTGGCGACCTTAGAAAATATGGCTTAACAAAAGCCATGAATAGAGGTAAGTCAAATGCAAACAATAGTGAATGACGAAAAAAAAATTGCTGTAACAGCATGGCCAAGATGCGGCACTGAACATTTAGCATTTATTCCTAAAAGACATGCTGAATGGAAAAAAACTAATAGAACTTTTAATGATTTACATGTTCAAGGATATAGTTTTTATGGAGCCGTAAGGCATCCTGTGGAAAGATTTAAAAGTTGGTTTAGTGCATTTATAATTGATACAGAAGAAAACCTCGAACATGATTATATTAAAGATGCAAGAAACTGGAATTTAGAAGATTGCAAGTGGTTTTTTAGACATTTTGAAGTTTCAATGCACTACGACACACATACTGCTTTTCAAAAATATCTTTATAAAAATTTACATAGTCCAACACCAATAAATTATTTTGATTATAAAAATATAGACTGGGTGTGTAACATACCTAATTATAAATTTAATACAGGATTAGGATGGAAATCGTATATAAAAAACACAGATCCTAAAATTGTAGGATACATTGAAAAAAAAGCACAAACAATCTACGACAGTGACATCAAGTGGTATGAAAGTTTAGAATTAATTTCAAAAAAAGGTTGACCTTTGTTGGTACTTATACTATATTAAATGTATAGGCACTGTAACAAAAAGGAATACACTATGTCAGATGTACGCACTAGTTCACCCAGCAAAGTTAAAAAGTCGCTTCGTCATGCTATGCAGAAAAAGCGTCCTGTATTTTTGTGGGGTCCTCCAGGTATTGGTAAATCAGATATTGTAAAACAAATTACCGATACATTTACAAATTCACTCCTTATTGACATTCGTTTGTCATTGTGGGATCCAACTGATATCAAAGGCGTTCCGTACTTTGATAGCAACATTAACAAAATGGTGTGGGGCGCACCAGAAGAATTGCCAGACGAAGAACTGGCAGCACAATACGATAACATTACTGTGTTCT